GCTAGAAAACGGGAATTTGAAGCAATCGGAGAAATTGCCAGAAAAAAAGATATTTCTTGCTGGATTAATGCCGAGCCAAAATATGGCAAGAAATATACGTTTAACTACACGATTTATCAAGAAATACCTGTTGTTAAAACATTCCATAATTGGAGCCTAACACTAGGCCTTAACCGCCTCATGCGGGAGATTAAGGCTTATCCGGTGGTGGATTAGCTGCGTTATACTCCGCCATGTACCGGACAATATCCGCAGGTTTTTTAAAAATATATTGTTGTAGGAAAACAATGGGTTGTGATTGAGATTGACAATATAAATGAATCCAAGGTATTATTTATTATGCCAGTAACAAAATACACTGATGAATTGGCAGATGCCATTTGCTTAGAAATAGCTTGTGGTGATGGTGTCAATGTAGCTTGTGAAAAACACAAGATTGAACCAAGAACATTTTTTAGATGGTTGTTAGAAAATAATGACTTACGTCAGAAGTACATGCGCGCGCGTGATAATAGAGCCGATGCTCATTTTGAGGGTTCCAAGGAACTTATGGATGATTTGAGAACGGGCAGAATCACATCCGATCAAGCGCGAATCATGTTGGATGAAATCAAATGGAAATGCGCTAAGCAAGCTCCTAAGAAGTATAGCGATAAATACACAGTTGTCGGCGATCCTGATTCTCCACCTGTTCAGCATTCCATCAAAGTTACATTTGATTAAGTTGACAGCCGTGTTAAAAACAGTTAAAAGGCAAAACATTAGGGGGAACTTATGGCAAATTCTGTAACGGTTGCCGGGGAAATGTTCATAAGCGAGGGCAGCTCTACGTATTTGGAACCGTATCAAGAAGATTTTTTACTCATCTCTGAAATTAGTACCCCTGAAGAATGCCGCTCTGTCATTCAGCACGCCTTTCTCAATGATAGACTGAAAGGGCAGAACCCTAAATACCGCGCATGGAACACTTGCCAGATTGTGGAAGTCAAGAAAAGCAAAGAAGTCCCAGCCGATGAAGAGTTCCAAAAACTGATTCAGACGGCAGTATCAAACGCTTGCTTGCCGGAAAACCTTTCCGCGTATCGTTCTCTCAGCGGGAAAATGGACGCTTTGAAGCGCGCCGTGAAGAAAGTCCTTGAGCGCAAAGAGGAAGAGGAAGAAGCCGAAGAAGCCGCTGCATTGCTGGCTAAGGCGAAGAAATCCAAGAAATACGCTCAAGCATCCTAAGTGGAAACAAAAATAAACATCCCTAGGGCGTTTAAAGAGCTTTTTGACAATCAATATCGTTACAAGGTTTATTATGGGGGGCGCGGCGGCGCAAAGAGTCACAGCTTTGCCCGTGCGCTGTTGATACTTGGGGCACAAAGCAAGCTTCGCATTCTTGCCACCCGCGAGCTGCAAAAGAGTATTGAAACATCGGTGCACAAGCTGTTCAGCGACTTAATACAGCAATACAACCTAGAAAGTTTTTGGCGCATCAAAAAAGCCACTATCGAAGCCCTAAACGGCACCGAGATTATGTTCAAGGGCCTCAAATACAACGCAACAGAGATTAAATCCACAGAGGGCGTGGACATCTGTTGGATTGAAGAAGCCGAGAACACAAGCGAGCATTCCTATGAGACGCTTTTACCCACCATCCGGAAAAACGGTTCTCAAATATGGATTAGCTTTAACACCAAGAACGTCACCGACCCAACGTATCAACGGTTTATTGTTAACAAGCCAGATAACGCTTTTGTTAAGAAAGTCTCATGGCGCGATAATCCTAATTTTAGCGAGACACTGAACAACGAGCGCATAAGGCTAGAACGTGATGATCCTATTGCCTATGCCCACGTTTGGGAAGGTGAGCCTGATACTCGGTATAGTGGAACCATTTACAGCGTGTACATCGAACGAGCACGAGAGGCCGGACGTGTTACCGATGTGCCGTATAAAGCAGGTGTCCCCGTTATCACCGCATGGGACTTAGGCAAGCAACACGGCACTTGCATATGGTTTGCCCAAATGGTGGGGCAGCAAGTCCGGGTGTTTGATTACTACGAGGCATTTGGGGCCGATGCAGACATCGAAGAGCTGGCAAAAGTGCTTAATGGTAAGGGATACCTCTACGGGATGCATTACCTGCCCCACGATGGGGTTCACGAGCGGCTGGGCATGAAAGGCTCAATCAGTGAGCAACTACGCCTTGCTGGTCATCCTAACAAGATTCTACCCATGCTGTCGGTTAAGGCCGGGATTGAGAAAGGCCGCTCACTACTCAAAGAAGCATGGATTGATTCCAAAGCGTGCTCAAATGGACTACATGCAATGATGCACTATGCCTATGAGTATGACGAAAATAGATTGACGTTTAAACCTAACCCTATGCAAAACTGGGCTACAGACGCAAGCGACGCATGGCGGTATCTTGCACAAGCAATGGAATATAAAGTTCAGCCGCAGCAAGGGTTGATAGCCAAGAAACAAGTTCTTTACAGCACGCAGAATAAAATTATTACCCCAACACGCCCAAAGCTGGGAAGCTTACGATGATTGCGCGTAAACCAACACTGCATGATCTACCAGCTTTAGCGTTGTTAATTCACGCATATAGCAAAGAGGCCGCCCAAGGAATAGCCGTTCCTATAGACCATGAAACAGTTGTGGAATCATTGGCTAATATAATTCAAGCGCAAAACTATGTAGCAGTGGTTGTTTGTGACGAAGATAAAATAGTTGGTGTTTCTTTTGGGTTTTTTGGGCAGACTTGGTGGAAAGAACCTTGTGGTGCGTTTGATATGTTTTACATTGCACAGAGTCATCGCGGAACAAAAGCGGCACGGATGCTTGTTGGAGCCGTGGTTGAAGGGTTTAAGGAAAATGGGTGTGGCTGGATTTATGCAGCGGCGGAAAACGGCATGGGATTAAAAAACGAAAGGCTTTTTTTTAATTTGTTCAAAAAATATAATTTTTGTGATATAGGCAGCGGTAGATTTATTCTTAACTTAAGGGGGTTTTAATGTCTGGCTTTGGTGGTTTGGCAGGATTAGCAGGGCTTGGCGGTAGCGGCGGCGGCGGCACTTCTGTTGAAGAAGAGCAAAAACGCCTACGCGAACAGCAAAAGCAAATTGCCCGGCAAGAGCTGGATAAAGCCGCACAAGATCAGGCTAACCTTGAAAATGCAGCCGCAGCGGGGGCACAAAAGGTACGCCCTGTAACCCCGGCGATTACCGAAGACGACGAACAGCGGCGTAAATTTTTAAAGCGGGTAACTGCCTAAATGGATTATACCAAGCTCAAGAAAGAATTTGACGCTGCAAAGTCACGGCGTTCTAACTTTGACAATATGTATCAAGTGCTTGGCGAGTATATCGCCATGAACCGCCAAAACTTTACCGGGCAGCCGTCAAACGGTGAATTTCTTGTTGATCGCATTTTTGATTCTACTGGAGCAGCGGCGGCTAAAATATCCTCATCGGCATTGCTGGGTATGTTGTGGCCAGGTTCTGCAGGAAATGTTTTTGATCTGGCTCCGGTAGATGAGGAAGACGAAGGCACAGAGCAGTTTTTTACCGATTTAAATAAAATTTCTTACGCAGCCTTTGACGATCCACGAGCCAATCTTGCCGCATCTCTTGATGCGTATATGTACGATCAGATTGTTTTCGGCACTAGCGGTGTCGGCAGCGAAAACGGGGAAAAGTCGGATTTATTTTTTAGCCCTTATTCCGTTAAAGAGATTTACCCAATATCGGGCAAAGGCGGTGTTGTTATTGGGTTTAATGTTTTTTTTGAGTGGAGCGTTGAGCGTATTGTCGGTGAGTACGGGATAGAGAATTGCGGCAAACTCATTCAGGACGCTTACAAAGGCGGCAAAACCGATGAGATGTTTCCTGTTTTGTTTCACGTCAAAAAACGCGACAAGAAAGAAGCCGAAAAAGGCCAAAAGTCCATGCCGTTCTATGGGTGTCATCTAAGTTATAAAGATTGCCATTTGCTTAAAGAAGATGGGTTTTGGGAGCTACCTATTGCTATCGGGCGTTGGTCAAAGCTCTCCTATGAGGATATGGGACGCAGCCCGGCAATGGATGCACTTCCGGACATTCGGGAAGCAAATGCGTTGCGCGAAGCCCTGATTGTTGCCACCGAGAAAATACTAGACATGCCCAAAGGGGTCATGAGCGATGGTGATTTTGGTGGTGGAAGCATAGATTTTAGTGCGGGTACAGTTAGTGTTTTTAACTCAAGCGGCAACATAACGGGCAACCCGGTATTTGACATTGGCAGCCCTCCTAACATTCCGTGGGCAGAAAAACGCTTAGAGCAACTGCGGGAATCTATTTCACAGCATTTCAACATTGACCGATTGCTTGACCTAAACAACTCTACCGAAATGACCTTAGGCGAAGCCCAGATACGCGATCAGGCAAAGGTTGCGTCATTGGCTGCGCTGTTCAATAGGCAGATACAGGTATTGCAGCAAGTGATTGAGCGCGGTGTATCGCTGTTGTTTAGAAAAGGCAAGTTTGGTGTTGTCAAAGGCACTGAAGAAGAAGCTAGAATAATCAGGGAAGGCGGAACACCGAAGTACTTACCGGACAGCATTGCAAAGAAACTGGCCGAAGGTAAAGATATATACAAAATAAACTACAAAACACGGGCGGCTCTTGCTTACAGTGCCGAACAATACCGAGCCATGATTGAAGTTTTAACTATTGCGGCAAATAACTTTCAGATTAACCCCGAACTTATGAAGCGCATTAACACAAAAAAATTCCAAGATGAAATATGCAAAA